TCTATCAATGTAGTCAATAACTTCAACGGTATTATGGGAGACCCTAACGCTGCCGCTGAATTGATGGATCAAGTCATCACAGATGCAGTCCAGCGAGGAACCTTGAGAGGCTACGCGATCGCATGACATGGCTTCCAGAGTGGCGAGTTACAGTAGGTGATGATGTCTATACGACTGTCACCTCTGTTTCCTATGCCTCTGGTCGCTTAGATATTGACCGTCAAGCAACTGCTGGATATTGCCAGGTTGAGATCATCAACACTACAGGCGCAGCCTTTACTATTAACGTCACAGAGCCAATCACTCTTGAGCTAAAAAACAGCAGCGGCACTTATGTCACTGTATTTGGTGGCGAGGTTTCTGACTTCTCTATTGGTGTGCGCAGCCCTGATGAGTCTGGCTACGTCACTACAGGCAAGATTCTAGGTATTGGCTCACTGGCTAAGCTGACAAAAATTGTATATAACACAGCCCTTGCAGAAGGCCTAGACGGTGCACAAATCGCATCGATTCTCGGATCAGCTCTTAACCTTACATGGGCAGAAGTTACACCTACTGTGACGTGGGCAACATATCCAGCAGATGTCACATGGGATAATGCTGAGTCTTACATCGGTGAAATTGATTCTGGCTTTTACACGATGGTTGCTTTAGCAGCTAGTGCCACTACCAAGTCTCAGACTCTAATTGATCAGATTGCCGCTAGCGCGCTTGGCCAAATCTATGAAGAAAAGGATGGAGACGTATCCTATGCAGACGCCGATCACAGATCTAACGTCCTCGCAACAGATGGCTATACTTACCTTGATGGCGCGTATGCCACACCTAGCTCTATCCAGTCACAGACTCAACTTGCTCGCATCCGTAACAGCCTTATCTATAAATATGGCACAGGATACGTAAGCACCTACAGTACCTCTGACACAGACTCTATAGCCTCTTACGGCCTCTTTGAACGCTCTTTTGAGTCTAACATCAAGGGCTTGACAGACATCACAGAGATTGCTAATAGAGAGCTTAACTTACGCCGTATCCCTAAGGGATCTCTCGGTGCTATCACTTTCCGTCTGGATAACCCCAACATGCCTAGTGCCATGCTTGACAGTCTGGTAGGGGCTTATTTTGGACAGCCAGTTTTAATTCAGAACCTACCTAGCAACCTTCTTGGTGGAACCTTTGAAGGCTTTGTTGAGAACATTGCTCTTAGAGCAACACCTACTTTTGTAGATATTACTCTCTACATTACAGCTACAGAATTCTCATTATCGACTACGCAATGGGCAACAGTATTCCCAGCCTCAATCATCTGGTCTGGTGTAAATGGTACACTTACATGGAACAACGCGACAGGAGCACTCAACTAAATGGCAACAAGTCCGAATTTTTCGTGGCCAGAACCCGATAACAGCGACCTCGTAAAAAATGGCGCATTGGCTATCCGCACAGCCGTTGATGCTATTGACTCATCGATGGGCGATCTTAAGGGCGGCACTACAGGTCAGGTTCTTTCTAAGGCATCTAACACAGACATGGATTTCACATGGGTAACAGATGCAGCAGGTGACATCACAGGCGTTACTGCTGGAACTGGTATTTCTGGTGGTGGAACTTCTGGAACTGTGACAATAACTAACTCTATGGCAACTGCTATCACTAATGCTGGAGATTTGATTAAAGGAACTGGATCAGGAACTTTTGATCGGTTAGGCATTGGAACTGCTGGACAGGTATTGACTGTTTCAGGTGGAGCCCCAACATGGGCAACTCCATCAAGCGGAACAGCATCATTCGTAGGATGTCGCGTTACAAATAGCGTAGATCAATCTATTGCAAACGGCACTCGAACAATTGTTACTTTCGATACAGAAACTTTTGATACAGATGGCTTCCATAGCACATCAACTAATACTGGTCGCATGACAATTCCTTCTGGTAAAGCTGGCAAGTACCTAATCACTGGCAATGTAACTTTTGCAACAAACTCAACAGGAGCGCGTGAGATTTACCTTTTTAAGAACGGCAATTTTTATTCTCAAGTTTTTGCAGTAGCAACATCTGCTGGATCTTCTGGTAATGCGATTCCTGACATTGTTAGCCTTGCTGTCGGAGATTATGTAGAACTCAGAGTAGAGCAATCTTCTGGCGGTTCATTAGCGGTTAGAGGCGATGGCTGGGGAGCTGGCGCAACATACTTCGGCATTACTTACTTAGGAGCATAATTATGAACTTCACAAAGCCGCAGGCACTAAATGGCAAGCAACTAAAAGATGAACTTAAAGTTCAAGGAATTATTGTTGAAGTGATTGAAGATGATGGGCAAGGTCAAATTTCCTTTGATGTTGAAAAGCCTAAAGAAGGTCTAGCAGCTTCTATCGTTGCAGCTCATGTGGGAATTGATAAAGAACCAACTATCGCTGACAAGTTAGAATCCGTTGGAGTTTCCATCGATGATCTAAAGGCTGCGCTTGGACTGTGAAGCCTAAACTCTCTAAGGCTGCAATCCAATTAAGAGAGCAGATTGATGACTCGTTCCCAGATCGTGACCGCACATCGGATGGTTGGATCGGTGATACCCGACACGCTGCTCGCAAGTCAGATCATAATCCAGATGAGCAGGGCTGGGTACGCGCCATTGATGTGGACAAGGATCTACACAAAGGATCAAAGCCCGACCTCATGCCCGATCTTGTTGATCAGCTACGTCTCGCCTGCAAGTCTAAATCAGAAAAGCGTATTAGTTACATCATTTTCGATGGACTCATCTATTCAAGCATCCTTAACTGGAAGCCTAGAAAATACACAGGGGCTAACAAACACCAAAAGCACGTTCACATCAGCTTTAAAAAAGAAGCTGATAATGATGGGGCTTTTTTTCAAATACCTATGTTAGGAGCATCCAATGGATAACGCATTTCTCATCATCGCAGGCATTGCAGGTGTCGCAATTCTTCCAGCAATTCGCACTGCAATTAAGTCATACCGCGCTCGCAAGTCAGCAGCAGACATCCTTGTCGATGCACTTGAGGCAGCCATTGACGAGGTAGACAAGAAGTGAGTCAGACCGACTTCTTTCAGCTCTACATCGCCACGCTTGTAACGCTAGGCGGCTTGTCTGGCTTTGTCATCACACACTTGCTTGCTGAAATCAAACGATTGCATGCGCGTGTCGATGAGATCTACAATATCCTTCTAGAGCGATAATTCTGCTATGGCAAGAAAACCTACTAAAGCATTAGAGGAACAAGGCTATTCAAAGTTAGACGCATATTGCATCGGGCTGCATGAATACTGGAAGTCTTTACGCAAGGCGGGTTTCACTGAGGGCATCGCTCTATTTATGATCACAGACGTTCCTTCGTATCCTAGATGGATCTTGCCTGATCCAGTCGATCCAGAACGGTTCGGCGATTACGAAGATGAGGATGATGACTAAAAGAACTGTAGTTATTCCAGACTTACAATGTCCTTACGAGGATGCACATGTAGTCAAGAACCTAGCAGCTTTCATTAAATCATTTCGACCAGACGCCGTTCTAACTATTGGCGATGAGATTGACCTACCCCAGATCAGCCGCTGGCATGAGAATCAGCCAGGCTGGTATGAGCAGACGCTTGCAGCTGATAGAGATCGCACAGTTGATGTGCTATGGGAACTGACGCAATATGTTAAGGAAGCGCACATGGTTCGCAGTAACCATTGTGATCGCCTATATAACGTGATCATGAAGAAGATCCCTGCCTTTATGTCATTGCCTGAATTAAAGCTTGAGAAATTCCTAAAGCTCGATGAGCTAGGGATTAAGTATTGGAAAGAGCCTATGCCTATTGCTAAAGGCTGGGTAGCCATCCACGGCGATCTAGGCTCACTCAACCCTAACCCTGGAATGTCTGCCTTGAACCAGGCTAAGCGCATGGGCGTTTCAGTCATTATGGGGCACACGCACCGTGCGGGCAGGAGTGCCGTTTCTGAGGCCTACAATGGCTCTGTAAGGCGCGTTCTCCACGGAGTTGAAGTAGGACATGCAATGAACGTAAAGGCCGCTAAATACGTCTCAAGCCCTAATTGGCAGCAAGCCTTCGCCATCGTCACAGAGGACAAGAAGAACGTCCAGGTAGACCTTATCTATATTGAGAAGGACGGCACGTTCCTGGTGCATGGAAAGCGTTACGGACGCGCTCGATAATCGTTATCATTTCGTTACCAAAATATGCTTGACCTGCCTATCCAGGCGTGAGACCGTATTCCTGTAGCTAGTGAAGGGCACTAGCCGCAGAACGATAGGGCGCAAAATGTTTATCACAGAACAAGACTTTAATATGCTAAGCAACACTCAAATGCAATGGAGCGGCTATGACTGGGAAGTTCAGTCAGGACGTTTTACAGAAGGCATCTCTTTCGAGTTTCAGTGGGCTTTCTGGTTCGATAGCTTGCCAGCTTTGATCATGGCTCGCACATTCCTTATGCAACGTGAGATCAAATTCCAAGAAACCTATGATGACGCACTAGAGCAATTTGTCATCCTGACCGATTACTCTGTTGATGAATTGTCGGTGGCATAATGGCTACGATCGAGATCTACGGAGCACCAACAGTTGAGAACTACTACTGCTGCTATTGCGGATTTGATATGACTATCACGCTTGTGTGCACGGACTGCAACGAATATAAGAGCGCAGTTACCCTTCAAGAATACTTTGAAATGAACGGACACTATCCACGACTAAGGGCGGTCAAGTAATGAGCAACGAGGAGAAGCTACTAATCATCTGTTTAATCGGAGTCTTTATTGGAATGACTATGGTTGCAATCGATGCGTATAGACTCGGTAAGGAACGCGGTATTCGCGAGGGTTGGCACAGAGGCCGATCCGTTAGCAGACAGGAATTCTGGGAAGAATGAAAGCAAATGAAATCTTACTCACAGCAACCGACACGATCTCTCAGCGTGGCCTATCGTACGGTCACCCTTCGGATAACATGCAACACACCGCAATGCTGCTCTCAGCATACCTACAAACACCAATCCACGATTATCAAGTGGCAGGGATCATGGTCTTGGTTAAGCTTGCAAGGACTAATCAATCAGCGCAGCAAATCGACACATGGATCGACATGGCATCCTACGCTGCAATCGCAGGACAACTAGCTACAGAGGAGAACGATCTCTATGTTTAATTTAGCCGATTATGAACCAGTTGAGGTGAGACTTGAAAAGTTTATTAAAGATTATCCATTATTTCGTATTGCAACAGAGCTTGAAGTTGTCGAGGCAACTAGATACATTGTTAAGGCGTATCTATTTAAAGATACTAGCGACAGCGTTGCGTGGGCAACAGGGTACGCTGAGGAAACGGTTACTAGCAGAGGTGTTAATCAGACTTCAGCACTGGAGAATTGCGAGACTTCGGCGATCGGCCGAGCACTTGCAAATGCAGGTTATGCGCCTAAAGGAAAGAGACCAAGTCGCGAAGAAATGACTAAGGTGGTATCGGCCAAGCCTGAAAAGCCACCTGTTCAAGAGGTTAAGCCAGAAGAACAGGACTATTGGACTACACCAGTCAATGATTATATGAAGGTAGTGGATGCTCCAGTAACACTTGAAAAGGCTATGGAGAACATTGCTGACATCATTGGCACACCAGAAGCTGCCGAGGTTCCTCAATGTAAGCATGGCTCAATGGTCTGGAAGACTGGACACAGTGCTAAGACAGGCAAGGATTGGGCTTCGTATCAATGCACAGCTTTAGGACATTCAGGCTTTGAAGGTAAGTGTCCAACCATTTGGTACGAACTAAACAGTGCGGGAAAATGGCAACCGCAAAAACCGAGAGGCTAATCATGGGCTTTGTAGAATTCTTCGATGAAACAACAGGGCAATGGACTAACTTAGAAGATGTGCCATTGTTCGACACTATCAACTGTCAGCTGTGCAATGAGCCTACAGAGGCGCATGACATTATTGCTGAGATTCATTTCAAAGATAATCAGCCAGTAGTAGGAGCATGGCAATGCCGTAAGTGTAAAGCTGTTAATGGCTAGTCAAGCAAGAAAGCACAGAGGTTTCCGAACCGAACGCGTAGTCGCACAGTACCTATCGACTGTGTGGAGTGGTGCAACGGTTGGGAGAGGTAGTGGCAAGGATATTGTCAATGTACCGTTCGATGTAGAAGTCAAAGCCCGCGCTGGATTTCAACCATTGGCTTACATGAAGCAATTAAAGGCTCGTACATCCGTTTCGGGGGAAATCGGATTTGGAGTCTTACGGTTAAACGGACAAGGTGAGTCAGTAGAAGATTACGCTTGCATCATCCGTATGGCTGATCTCTTGCCACTACTTGCACTAAAATATGGTCATATACAAAACGAGCCTCAAGACGCAGACATAGACCATTGTCCTGCATGCGGCTCCTGGATGATAAGGAAGTGCTTAACTTGCCAGCCTACGACTACACATGCAGAGCCTGCAATCTTAGTCAAGAGATCTATCACGGATGGCACGATCGACCAGTAATCCCATGCACATATTGCAATGAACCGATGACAAAGGTGATTGCTCCAGTAGCTACACACTTCAAGGGCAAGGGCTTCTACTCAACCGACAAGTAAGGAGAGCCTGTGGATAACTTTAGACACGCCGCTCTGACCAGCACTTATACAAATGAACCAAGTAGTAATGATACGCTAACGGCGCAGAGCCCCTCACGGGCTCACCGCAAGCCCTATAAGGGCGTAGCTTGCGGGGTGCTAGTAGCTATTGGGATAGCTCTATGCATAATGCCTAGTGCAGGTGGATCTAAACCAGTGCAATATGTAACATACAAAGAATATGCATTACATTTATTGAATTATGATTATGTTCAATTTAAATGCTTAGCTAAACTATATGGTAAAGAAAGCGCATGGAATCCAAATGCGCGTAATGGATCTCATTATGGTATTCCTCAAGGAAGATCTGAATACCTATCAAGAGTAGATGGTTATGCTCAAGTGCGATGGGGTCTTAGCTATATCGAGCATCGATACTCAGAACCATGTGGTGCTTACAATCATTGGCTTAAATTCAATTGGCATTAAAGAACAATGATCCACGTCTTACTACTGCATATAAGAAGGTAAGACTCAAGGTATTGGCTAGAGATAATTATGTCTGTAGATATTGTCAAGGCCAGGCAGATACGGTCGATCACCTCATAGCTTTAGTTAATGGTGGCGATCCATTAGATCCAGACAACATGGCGGCTGCATGCCGTAGATGCAACAGCTCAAAGGGCTCACGCTCAACACCTCTTTTTTTAGCGTCTATTTCTACCCCCTATGCCCTTCCTGCTTCTATCTCCCCGACACGCACGAACCCGATCCAAGACAGTCCGTTCACAGTCCGACCCGATCCGAGTTAGACTAGAAACATGGCAACTAAGAAACGAAAGAGACTGGGGCATACGAAACCTCGGTTATCCAATGCGCCTATTAAGGGCAAATCGCGTGTGGATGAAGTTGCAAAATTAGCTGAGCAAATTTCTATGCCTTTGTTACCCTGGCAGCATCATGTGCTTGAAGACATGCTAAAAATTGACGCTAAAGGAAACTTCCAGCGCAAGTCCAACCTATGCTTGGTAGCCAGGCAGTCAGGTAAGACTCATCTAGCGCGTATGCGTGTATTAGCAGGCTTATTCATCTTCCGTGAGAAGAACATCCTTATGATGTCCTCAAATAGAGGCATGGCCTTGACATCATTTAGAGAGATAGCTTCAGTGATTGAAAGCCATGACTTCTTGAACTGCCAGGTAAAGGCAATCCGCTATGCCAACGGCACAGAGTCGATTGAGCTACTCCCTGAGTTCGGTGGATGTCGGTTAGACGTAGTAGCTGCAACGAGAGACGGTAGCCGTGGACGTACAGCAGACTTCCTATGGATTGATGAGCTTCGTGAGATTGATGAACAGGCCTTTATCGCCGCGACCCCTGTGACGCGTGCACGTCCTAATAGCCAATCTCTATTCACGTCAAATGCGGGTGATAATTTCTCAAAAGTGCTTAACGATATGAGAAATAGAGCGCAGGAGTATCCACCTAAGGAATTAGGCTATTGGGAGTATTCGGCTCCCCAGTATTGCAAGATTGATCTCAACTCTGAGGAGTTCTGGGATGCGATCGCAATGGCTAACCCTGCACTTAACTACACAATCACAGAGCAGGCCATTACAGAGACGATTGCAATGAGCACAGTCGAATCTATTCGCACAGAGACGCTTTGTTCCTGGATTGACGCACTTTCCAGCCCCTGGCCTATGGGTATCCTTGAGGAGACCAGCGATAGCGAACTCCAAATGTCACCAGGTGCTTACACTGTATTTGGATTTGATGTTAGTCCGTCAAAGCGCAATGCCAGCCTCACAGCAGGCCAGATCCTTCCAGACGGTCGAATCGGTATTGGAATCCTTGAGACTTATTACAGTGACACGGCAGTTGATGATCTAAAGATCGCAGCTTCTATTAAAGCCTGGTGCGACATCTACCGTCCTAAGCTTGTCTGCCATGACAAGTACACTACGGCTACGATTGCCGAACGCCTCTCAAATGCAGGCGTAAAAATCCAGGACGTATCAGGACAGAACTTCTATCGTGCCTGTTCGGACTACCTAGATAGCCTGGTCAATCATCGAGTAGTTCATTCAGGGCAAGAATCTTTCATTGAGCAGATGAATAACTGTGCAGCTAAAGAATCAGACCACGGTTGGAGAATCATCCGCAGGCGCAGCGCGGGCGATGTTTCAGCCCCAATTTCACTAGCGATGGTCGTTTCGACTTTGATGAAGCCTCAGTCAAAGGCAGAGATTATTATTGCCTAGACACGCATTATCATATTGTCTAACTTCTTGACAAATGGTATAGTATATGTCTATGGGTATATTCTCGCGTAAAGAAACGACACCAAATACTAATAGCGTTCAGGCGCAATATGCCCCTTCTATTATGGGAGAGAACTTAGGTTCTCTTTACAATTACATCTTGCCCCGCATCAATCGCAATGCGGCAATGTCAGTTCCTTCTGTAGCTCGCGGTCGTAACTTAATCGCTGGAGTTATCGCAGGACTTCCTTTGAATCTTTATCGCAAGTCCACTGGTGAAGAAATTGGAAATCCAGTATGGGTTGATCAGCCTTCAATTAACCAACCGCGTTCAGTCACTCTGGCATGGACAGTCGATAGTCTGATCATGTATGGGGTAAGTTACTGGGAAGTTACAGAAGTTTATGAGGAAGATCAGCGACCTCGCCGCTTTGAGTGGGTACCAAATGTTAAAGTTACATTTGAAACAGATTTATATAACACAAAGATTGTTCAATACTATGTTGATGGCGTAGCTCGTCCTCAATGGGGCGTTGGATCGCTTATTACTTTCCAGGGATTTGACGAAGGAATTCTAGAGCGCGGATCTGAAACTATTCAGGCAGCGATTGATCTTCGCAAGGCTGCTGTTATTGCAGCATCAACTCCCATGCCGTCTGGCGTGATTCGGAATTCAGGTGCTGACCTAGATCCTAAAGAAGTTGCTGGATTACTAGCCGCATGGAAGCAAGCACGTCAGAATCGTGCAACTGCATACTTGACTTCAACTCTTGAATATCAGCCAACAGCATTTTCGCCTAAAGACATGATGTACGATTCTGCACAACAGTTCCTTAGCACCGAAATAGCCAGACTTATGAACGTACCCGCATACATGCTTTCAGCTGAGGCCAATCAGAGCATGACATATGCCAACGTCCTTGACGAGCGCAAGCAATTTTATGCGATGACTTTACTTCCTTACATCAATGCAATTCAGGATCGGTTGAGCATGGATGACATCACCAATCGTTCAAACGCCGTGCGCTTTGATGTTGACTCATCGTTCTTGCGTACTGATCCAATGGAGCGATTGCTAGTAACAGAAAAAATGCTTTCACTTGGTCTGATTACTGTAGAACAAGCGATGGAGATGGAAGATCTATCACCTAATGGAAACGAAGGAATGGAAAGCGCATGAGTGAGATTTTAACTTTCTCTGCTGAGATCACTGCTAACGTTGAAGAACGTACAATCTCAGGAAAGATCGTGCCAGCTGGCACAGGCGAAGTAGGAAATACTTCAGCAGGACGCGTGGTATTTGAACGCAATGCGATTCAACTTCCAGATGATCCTAAGACCATCAAGCTTTTAAATCAGCATGACATGAAGCAACCTTTAGGAAAGGCCACAAGCTTCATTGAGCAAGAAGATGGAATTTACGCTAGTTTTAAAATTAGTCGTAGCAACCGTGGTTCTGAGGCTTTGATTCTTGCTGAGGAAGGCCTTCAAAGTGGCCTTAGCGTAGGAGTTGAAGTTATTAAATCAAAGATGAAGCAAGGCGTAATGCATGTCAGCCTAGCTTCTTTATTCGAAGTTTCATTAGTGACCGAGCCAGCGTTCAAGTCAGCTCAGGTCGTTAATGTAGCAGCTGAGGAAACTCCAGAAGCTGTAGAAGAAATCCAACCAACAGAAAGCGAGACAGCTGTGGAGAATACTCCAGAGACAGTTGCAGCACCAGTAGAGGCAGCAGCGGTTGAAGCTGCACGTCCTGTTGTTACTGCAACAACTTTCGTGCGCGAGCGCGTAGCACCAATTACAGGTGCACAATACCTAGAAGCAAATATCAAGGCAGCACTTGGAGATGACGAAGCACGCCGCACAGTTCGCGCCGCGGATGATTCGACTTCAACAAATACTGGTCTAACATTGCCGCAACATCTAAATACTTTCATTACAGATACATTTACAGGACGTCCTGCATTTGAAGCTGTAACACGAAATGCATTAACAGAATCAGGAATGTCATTTACTGTTCCTCGTCTTTACACAAATGCATCAACTGCTAACGTTGCACCAACAGTTGCAGATACAAACGAAGGATCAGCACCATCAGAAACTGGGATGACCTCAAGCTATGATACTGTGAGTGTGGAAAAGTTCAGTGGCCTTCAAAGAGTATCTTTTGAGCTCGTAGACCGCTCGTCTCCACAGTTCATGGAATTGATGATGGTGGAACTTCGCAAGGCGTACGAGAAGGCAACAGATGCAGCACTAATCGCAGCATTTACTGCATCAGGTACAGCAGCAACTAACGTTGCAACAACAGCAGCAGGACTACAGTCATTTATTTCTGTAGAAGGTGCAGCTGCATACAAGGGAACTGGTGGCGATTTCGCTAACAAGCTTGTTGCATCAACAGATCAGTGGGCAGCAATTGCTGGATACGCTGATACAACTGGACGAGCTCTATACAGCGCACAGGGTGCTACATACAACGCATCAGGCGTTGCAAATGCAACATCAGTTCGCGGTGGAGTACTTGGTACAGATCTCATTGTTGACCATAACATCACTGCATCAGGTATCTCTGATGATTCAGCGTTCTTGGTTGCACCAGCATCTGTTTACACATGGGAATCACCTACAACACAGCTTCGCGTGAATGTTCTTACATCAGGCGAAATTGAAATCAACCTATACGGCTACTTGGCAATTTACGTTGGCAAGAGCGGTAAGGGTGTACGCCGCTTCGCAGTAGCGTAATTACTAGCAACTAAGTCGCTCTGGGGAGTAGTAGCCCTCTACTCCCCAGAGTCTTTAGAAAGGAATCGCATGTCTCTAACGACCGTAAGTGAATTACGCACTACGTTGGGTGTTGGCACCCTTTACGATGACGCGACCCTTCAATCTGTATGCGATGCCGCTGATTCAGTTCTTCTTCCTATGTTATGGAATAACTATGAATTTAATTCAGGCCACAGCAATACAGCAACAACAGGCACACTATATTTTGATATTGATGTTCAAAAGATTTTCTATGTAGGTCAGACTGTAGTTATTACAGGCAACGGATCTAAGCACAATGGATCTAAAACAATTACTGGTGTAGGCGAAGATTCGATCACTTACGCAATCACAGGCAATAACAACACACCTGCTATTTATCATCCAGTGCAACCTCTTGGTCAAGTCGCAGCAGAAACATATGTCGATTGGACATTAGATCAAGCTGTGCAAAATGCTTCTCTCATGATAGCTACGGAAATCTGGCAGAGTAGAACCGCAACTCTTTCTGGTTCTAACTTGGTCGATTACCAGCCCTCGCCTTACCGAATGTCGGCACAGCTGCTCGGCAAGGTCAGAGGATTGCTCTCTCACGCGCTGAGTCCTTCGAGCATGATCGGCTAGCAATGACAGCAGCCATAACGACACTTCGTACTACTTTAGCAACAGCTTTAGTAGACAATACGAAATATCAGACATTTGCATTTCCACCAGCAACGGTGCTTGCAAATTCAGTAATTGTCAGTCCAGACAGCCCCTACATTTCTCCCAATAACAATAGCCAGAACACTATTGCACCAATGGCGCACTTCAAGATCATGATTACGACCGCGCTATTTGATAACCAGGGTAATTTGAATGGCATTGAAGAATTCGTAGTTGCCGTGTTTAACAAGCTACACACATCAGGTTTAACGTATAATGTAAGTGAAGTGAGTGCACCTAGTGTTCTCAACGCGGCCTCAGGTGAACTCTTGTCGTGTGAGATGTCGGTCAGTATTTTAACGAGTTGGAGCTAGCATGTCCGAATGGCAAAAAAATAATGAAAAGTTTCTGATCAAGATCGGTCAGATTAAGCCAGCAGTTGAAAAACCTAAGGCAGATCCAAAACCAAAACCAATAGCTAAAGAAACAATAGAGGAGTAGACACCGTGGCAGTATTTCTAAACAACGGAGTAGTTCTCACCGTAGACGGTGTGGATCTCTCAGAATTCGTAACATCAGCAACATTGAACTTGAACTATGATGAACTTGAGGTCACTTCAATGGGCTCAGGTGGTCACGAATTCGTAAAAGGCCTAGAGGCAAATTCTTTGACCATCGACTTCCTGAATGACAATGGCACATCTGGAGTTTTAGCAACTCTAGTTTCAAACTGGGGCGATTCAGTCACAGTTACAGTAAAGAACTCATCAGCTGCAACATCAGCTGGGAACCCTCTCTTTACAATGTCATGCTTGGTAAACGGCATCACACCAGTAAACGGTGCAGTTGCTGACCTATCAACACAGTCAGTAACATGGACTGTGAACGGCGTAGTAACTAAGGCAATTTCCTAACAACTAACAAAGGGGCAAAACAATGGCAAGACTAAAGATAGTTCGTAATGATGGAAGTGTGCTAGAAGGCGAAATCACACCAGCTGTGGAATTTGCATTTGAATCACACCATAAAAAGGGTTTCCATAAAGCGTTTCGCGATGACGAGATGCAGAGCATGGTCTATTGGCTTGCCTGGGAAGTAACACGCAGGTCAGGTGAAACTGTTAAGCCTTTCGGGATGGAGTTCATTGAGACGCTGAAAAGTGTCGAGGTGCTTGACTCTGACCCTTTAGCTTAAAGCGCGATCTTCCATTCACCTATCTAATTGCTCGCTTGAGCATTAGGTTGGGGATTGCGCCACAGCACTTATTAGAACTAGATAAGACCATGCTAGATGCTCTAGTCCAGGGTCTCAAAGACGAAGCGAAGGAGATCAAAGATGCCAGTAGAAGCAAAAGGCGTAATTGAACTTCGCAAGGCTTTGAATAAGTTCGCACCAGATTTAGCTAAAGAATTGACTTCTGAGATCACATCATCTCTGAAAGTGATTCAAAGCACTGCTCGCGGCTTTGTGCCTAGCGTAGCTCCAGGCGGCCTGTATAACTGGAATGAAAACAGCAAGGGTCGAGCGATCACCGCTAAGACATCCATGTTTAGAACCTTCAACACAGAAGGCCGTCTACGCATGTTCCCGCTTTACGATGCGGCAACTATCAAGCGTGGCATTGTCTACCGTACTGGATATGGTAAGCCTAACTCTAAAGGCTTTAGATCATTGTTTAGAGTAAAGAACTCATCAGCCGCTGGTGCTATCTATGAAACTGCTGGACGCAAAAATCCTCAAGGAGATCCAGCAAGCAAGTCTAATAACCCTGGTGCTGGTAAGAACTTCGTTAGCCGTCAGGGAGCTTTGTACGGTCGCAAGCGTGATGGTCAAGATATGCGCGGACGCGTTCTATTTCGTGCCTGGGAGCAGGACGAAGGAAAACAGACAGCAGCCATCTTCAAGGCTATTGACACAGCTACAATAAAGTTAAATAAGAGAGCTACTGTCAGCAGCTCAAGGGAGTCCGCATGAGCAACATTATTATTGACATTGCCGCACAGTTCACTGGCAAGGGAGCTTTCAAGCAAGCTGATTCAGCAGCAGCAAAACTTAACAGCAGCGTAAAGAAGCTTGCTGGTACTTTCGGTCTAGCATTTGGTACACAGGCTGTAGTCCAATTTGGTAAGCAATCAGTTCGTGCCTTCATGGATGCGGAGCGCGAAAGCGCAGTCCTAGTCAATACAGTTAAGAATCTAGGGCTTGCTTTTGAGCAACCTGCAATCGATAACTACATTAGCGAAATCGGCAGATTGTATGGCGTAACAGGCGATAAGGCTGTGCCAGCTATGCAGGCCTTGCTGAGTGCTACTGGATCTGCTGCTAAGTCTCAAGAGATTATGAACACAGCTCTTGATGTTTCTTCATCTCTAGGCCTTGATGTTTCAGATGTCGCAGTTGGCCTATCTCAAGCGTATCTAGGCAATACGAAGGCTCTCAAGAAATACAATCTAGGATTGACTCAAGCCGAATTAGCAGCAAGCGACTTTGACGCTATCCAGACTAAGCTTAATAAGAATTTTGCAGGAGCTGCAACATCAGCGGCAGCAACCTACTCTGGTCAGCTTCTCATTTTAACTGAGGCTGGAAATCAGGCACAGGAAATTATCGGTAAGGGCATTATTGATTCGTTAATGGTTCTTGCAGGAGATACTACTGTTCAAGAGCTAGCAGACACAATGTTAGAGGCAGCTGAGAACACAGCGGAATTCTCTAAGAACATTGCAGCGGTTATTAGAGCGATCAACACTCCTCTTAATTTTGCGGCTAAAGGTTTAGCTTGGTTCGTTGAAAAGACTCAGCCTCTTGCAGATCTTTTGATTGAAGGCGATCCATCTGGCTTCATGAAGAAAACTTCTACAGCCGTTTCCTCAATGTCTGCACCCTCAGCTGGATTTAATGGCAGCACATTTTATGCAGATGCTCAAAAGGTTGCAGATGCCCGCGCTAAGGCAGAAAAGGATGCCATTGCACGCGCTAAGGCTCTAGCTAAGTTGATTAAAGATCAGGCAGCTAACCAAGCAAAGATCCTAAAAGACAAGAAGCTTGCAGCAGCCATTGATAAGGCTAACGTTGCTCTTGGTAAGAGCGACAATGTTTTTGATATTGAAAAGATCCAAATTGCAGCCGCTCTTGCTAACCAAGCTAAATTATTAGGTGAGGCAACTAGCACTGCACAGCAGATGCAAGTGGCAACCGACATTGCTCGTCTGAATGTTAAGCGTTCTATTCTTGCCCTTGAAGATGCCATCGCTTCAAAGGATGAAGCATCAATCATTTCTGCAACTAAGAAGCTTGAAACAGATCTCAAGGTGCTTAATGCTTTGACTGGTCAGAACACTCAAATGGCTGCACTTGAAACAATTCTTAAGGGCTTAAAGCCAGTTGATCTAATCAACCAATCTAATCTTGATAAAGCTTTGGCTACTATTGAAACTATGCTCCGCTTGCTCGCTCAAGCCAACACGGCTGCAACAGCTAAAGTTCCTACTAGCGGGTCACTTGGTTCTGGAATTCCAGCAGGAGATTACATTGCGCCTGTTTCTAAGGATGTAGCAGCTAAGGCTTCTATTGATGCAATCCTTGAATATGCAGATGCAGCAGCAGCTCGCGCTAATGCCTTCGCTGATCTCCTAGACATGGACACAGCGGCTAAAACGGCTGCCCTACAGACCAGCTCACTCTACGATAACTCAGGAGCATTGCAGTCATTCCGTCAAAAGGAATCAGCTTCTATCAATGTAGTCAATAACTTCAACGGTATTATGGGAGACCCTAACGCTGCCGCTGAATTGATGGATCAAGTCATCACAGATGCAGTCCAGCGAGGAACCTTGAGAGGCTACGCGATCGCATGAC